AAAGCACATTTAAGTATTGCGGCTCCTGCACCTTGTATTGGTGTATTACACCTGACAGTAACCCTGTTCAAATCTCCCTTTAAGTATCTACGCATATTGGTAACAGGAACTCTTATTTCAGGCCATTCATCATCTTCCGTGGAACGTGCTTCCTCTTGGTTTTCTCTCTGCCACTCTTTAATACCAAAATATGTATTCAACCATCCATCCCTAACAGTCTTCGCTTGTTCCTGTGACATAAGAACACCTTGAGCACCAGCGTAGTTTCTTAAGCCTTCTACACCTGCTCCATAAAGCAAACCAAAATTAGCGGATTTTGCTATCTGTCTATCGCATCCCATCTTTTCGGCTGTGTAATCATGTAGGTCTGCACCCTCTTTAAACGCTTGAATCATATTCATATCATTAGCTAAAGCAGCAGCTAATCGTAATTCCATCTGACTGAAGTCTGCATCCACTATTTTCCAGCCTTCAGGAGCTTCAACACAACTTCTAAACTCTTTATCTCTAGGTATCTGCTGGTTATTAGGCTTGAGAGAACTCATTCTCCCTGTTTCTGCACCTAACTGCATATATGAAGCACGAACAAATCCATCGTCAGCCATTTTTTCCTGAATACTTTGTGCCATTTGTCTCCTCTTCTCTTTCTTCTTCCACTCAACTAATGTCTGGATCGTTTCGGAATCCGCAGCAGCCCTTCTAAGTGCTTCTTTACCTACACTGGCCTTACCATTATTATCCGTAGGAGTGTAACCAAGTATAAGTGTTAATTTGTTTAGTAATTGTTTAGAGCTTTTTATATTAAAGCCAGCATACTTTTTAGTACCTAAACGAATAGCACCTGTATCTTTGGGTCTTAAATTAAAACTACCATCTTCATCTCTAGGAAGTTTTTCTCCTTCAGGTAACGCATTATCTAACTCTCTTATAAACTCATCTCCCATGTGTTGAACATCAAAAGCTTTATCTTCTTTATACTTTTGAAGAGCTTCTTCATTCCAGGGTAAACCTACCCTCCACATCTGAGCCATAGCAGGTAAAGCTTGACATTCTAGTGTATAACTAGCTTTTAAGTTAGCTTTACTTAACTTCTGATCTAATATTTGATCTAACTCAAGTAAAACTTCTACGTCCGTAGCTGCATACTCTAATTGTTCCTTAGATAATTCAGGTTTAGACCAATCAGATCTCTGTTGCTCTTTGGGTAAATCAACAGCTAAATGTTTATTAGCTAAAGCATCTAAAGAGTGCTTGGCGTGAGGTACACCGTTATATAAAAGTTTGTTAGCTATAAAAGAGCACCTAACATTTCCTCTTACATAGATTCCCTGTTCCTGTAACCAACCTAAATCAAATACAGCATTATGGGCCAACCAAAAGCGACACCCATTGTTGAAGAATTTATCTAACTGATCCCAATCTTTTTCTTCTAAGTCAAAACAATCAATAACAACGATTGTTTTAGCTGTATAAGAACCTAATTGAATCAGTCTTAAACCACCTTTCTTTGGTTGTAACTGGGTCGTTTCAGTATCGAAGCAAATACTACTGCAAGTATTTAAGCGGTGAAGATGCTCTATCCCATAAAAGACAGAGTAATTTTGGAATGAGGTCATGGATTAACCTAATGTTTACTTTATTAATGTAGCACACTAATGTATTTTAGACCATTTTTTAATCTTTTTTCGCACTAATTTTTTGTCTAATCTAGTCATAAGGCAAACCTCAAGACCACTTTCCAAGGCACTTTCTATATGGCAGTTGCAGTAAACATCGTTCCAGTAATGAATCTGCTCAACCCCATTAACTTTCCCATCTTCTCCAACACTCGTGTATCTGACAGAAGCTAGTGGTCCGTCTTTTCCATAATCAACTGTGTAAGCACAGATGCGTACAGGATTATCACTCATAAGAACCCCTTAACTCCTCTGGAACGTAGTATCTATTTTGCTCCAACCATACCTTCAAAATGAATGGAGGGTAAGTGTAAACAGTACCGAAAGTTTTATCAAAAGTAGAACCTCTATCTATTTTATATTTACGACATAAGTTGGAGAGTTCCTTACCTATCTCTCCTTTACGAGGTACATCCCAGTTTGCTCCTGTAATATTTTGTAAAGCTCTAACTGTCATATATTCTGTTATTTTCTCTTTTTCAACTAAGCGAGCTACCTGTAATTCAGTTTTCTGTTGTCTATCGTCTAAATCATTTATTTTACCTTCATGCAATAAAGCACTTTCAGTTAATACTGGTATTGACTGAGCAAGTATATGTGAAAGCTTCTGTAACCTAGAAGCATTGCTCTGTGGTCTTTCAGTAAGACCACCAGATTCTTCTGACATAAAGTAGTCCGTGTGTGTGTGTTATTCATTGTAATACTCTATCGCTATATATCTATAATTTGATCTTTTACAACCATATCTAAGACTTCTTTAGGCTCTACTTTCCACATGTTCCATTCATCTTTTCCTTGTGTGCCAGAATTATTGCCAAAACCTTCATCCGTTCCAGTGGAAGAGTTTTCAACGATATTGGGTTTTGACAAAACCTTATTGCTGCCAAAACCTACTTTTTTGGGGGAGGTTTTGACAAGAGGGGGGTTTTGACAATCCCGATTGTCGTTGAAAGTCGTTCCAGTAACTACATTTTGAGGTTTTGACACACTTTTTAACTGACTATCAGGAGAAGTATCTTTTTTCACTGGAACGCTAAGGGCTTGATAGTACTTTGCAGGTCTTCCACCTCTCTTACCTGTAATCTTTGGACCGTTCACTTCTTCTATTAATTTTTGATCTTTAAGTCTCTTAATTCCATGCTTTAGTGCTGTTTTTCTATGTACCCCACCTACCTGTTCATTATGTACTAGATCAGAAATTGTATAAGGTTTTATATTTGCCCTCATAACCTTCAATATTGCTTGAGAGAAAGCGTTAGGACAGTCAAACGTAATTGCATTTTCTGTCTCTGGGTAACTAGATATTGTGTATGTGTAATCAAGTTGCAAATTAAACAGCATTTTCATATCTGCTCTGTCATCCCTAGATTTTTTAACCTGTACGGAACGTGTATTAGACCCGACACTTAACTCTGCGGCTTCTGCACTCTCCATTTTTCTCATATTCCAGCTTTCATCTACAGAGTTCTTTATGGCTGTAGTACCTCTTTCTGATCCATCTTTATTGTTGTGGTGAATGATAATTAGAGAACAAGGAGGGAACCCAGTTTCATTACCATTCCTACTAACAAGCTTCTTTAAAGGTAGAGCATATTCTCTAGCATTTTCGTTATAAGGATTACTCTTATTACAACCATCCAAACTATCAATAACTATAAGATCATATTTATTCTTCTTTTGCAGCTTTTCAAATCTTGAGTACCACTGCATATCCCACTCTCCAACTACCTCTACGTTCCTCTTATTCTTTATATTTACCTGTTCAAACTGTCTCCTTAAAACTCTTTCATTCTGATCACCATTAAGCCATAAAACTTTACCCATTGGAACGTTTACTTTATCCCCATAAACCTCAAAAGGAATACCATCAGCTATATGTTTAGCGATAGTCATACACATCGCTGTTTTACCTGTTCCACCATCAGCATGTAACAAGAGTGTCCAGGGTTTAGGTAGTAATCCAGGTATTGTGTATTCAAAAGGAGTGTCATCTAATTCACCTATACTTTTTGGTTTATGCCCCTTAGTTCTTTCAAATAACTCAAAAGATTCCGCTAATTCTTCTATCTCAGCAGCACTTCTACGCTTACTCTCAATAGCTAACTTGTGTAACGCTTGATTCCTGTAAGCAGGGTTCTCATTTACTGGATCGTTATCTATCTCTACATAACTTTTAATAACATCTGGACCATCAGGAATCTCTTCCTTAAATTTAAGAGGAATAGCAGAAACTTCCTCTACTAATTTATCCAAACCGTTTTCTTTTAA